GTTTATTTGTATTACTTTACCAAGTAATCGCAGATTTTCAACAAAAGTAGTTCCTGATGTATTCCCTGATGATGCTGGATAATAAGATGGAATAATACTATTTGTAGCAGTTCCTGCTTGCCATACACCTACAGGAACACTAATAATGATATTTGCTTGTCCTGTTCCCCCACTTGTAATTGTCGCACCTGATACAAAGTTTAAGATTGTTGCTCCTGATACAACCAAAGTTCCACCCGAATAAACATCGTTAGATTGTCCTGATGAACCTGAACTACCCGATGTTCCACTAACACCACTACTTCCTGATGAACCACTCGTTCCTGATATACCACTACTTCCTGAACTACCTGATGTTCCACTAACACCTGAACTACCTGATGTTCCGTCCGTTCCTGAACTACCTGATGAACCAGAACTTCCACTTGAACCTGATGAACCAGAACTTCCACTTGAACCTGAAGTTCCTGCGATTGATAATTCACCCCAATTTGCGTTTATATCAGGTGGGTTCTGTCCTATTGAAATGGTTGTTAAAGCCACCCAAGATGACCCGTTGTAAAACACAACATCATTTTCATAATAAGTTATGTTGTTCTGCCAACCACCCTGATAGTTAAATCCTAATCCTGATGTTCCACTAGTTCCTGATGTGCCAGAAGTCCCTGATGTGCCGCTAGTTCCTGACGCACCTGAAAACAAAGTTTCCTTTGTTATTTTGTATGTTGTTGTTTCACCTGAATTATTACCAGGAAAATAAAACCCTTCGGTATTCCCCGTCCATTCTGGTAATTGTGATATTGTTAAATTACTCATTTTATTTTTTATTTAATATTTTTTTATGGTTGTTGTTGATATAAGATTTGGTCGCCACCTTCAGTTGTAAATATTGAACCATTTTGGAACAATAAGAAGAACTGCTCTTGGATAAACGCAGGAATACAAGCCGTCTGTTCTGCCGTGATTGTTATGGTTGCTTCAACCCCACAAACATCTTCCTTGAACTTATCAACGAAGGGTGTGTAATTGACTGCCGTTGTTAAAAAGAAATCATAACCCGTAAGTTGATTTGTAAAGTAAGCGTAAAAATCAGTTAGAATAACTTGGCATAAAGACAAACTATCCAACTGGTTAGAATTGATTGGGTCTCCATCAACATATTCATTCTGTAAATCATAGATAAGAACACTAAAGTTAAAATTAGAATAAGTCCTTTCTATTAGTGATGGTTGTGGAACAAAGTGTATAGCGGGGTATTCCGTGATATAGTTGTCCCTTGAATAATCCGCTAGATTACCCCAACTGAAAGTTCGTAATATTGGGTGTTGTGCCGTGAATACTGCGAATATTTGTATAATATCTTTTATAGTCATTATTGTATTGTTTTTTGGTTTTTCTGGTTTTCTTTATGTGCCTTATCTAACCTATATGATAAATATGATAAGACCTCAAACAATTCCAATTTAAGAACGGGATTTACTTTTAAGATGTCGTCTTGAGCGCACAACATAAGTGATTGGTAATAAAAATCTACTACGGATTGTTGGACTTCTTGTGGCGTAGTATCTTTGTTTTTGCTTTGTCTTTTTTGTTGTTCTCTATCGTTTTCGTCTCCATATATGATAGGGAAGCTTTTGTAAGTTCTTGAACGAAAGTTGTTAAAAAAAAAAGGCTGCTAAATAACCAAGTTATAGGAAAGTGCTTAAAGTCATTTTGACGAGCATTACATTCGTCCATAGAATAAGGGATTAGTTCCCTTTCTTCCCCAATCTTATCGTTGGATAATGGTTTGTATAAATGGGTTGCCAGTTTAACCAAATCCAAAGGACTTTCAGCCATAAACACTTCAAGGTTTATCCATTCTTCATAACTGATTTGTGATGGTTTAATTAGACCATATTTCTTACCCTTGAAATCCACTACTAGTTGTAGGGGTGTTGTATCTGTATTAGACCATTCAGTCATCAACATCTTTGCCACAAACGATACTTGTGCGAAGGGTGCTTGTTTCACTTCTTCAAGTGGTGCTCCCGTCATCATAGTAATCAATTCTGTTGCTTTAATGTCGGGGTTTGTTTTCAGTAATTCATACTGCTCTATACTGATGGGTAATATCCCATATTCCTTTTTACCTAATACTACTTTCATAATGTTTTACTAATATACTTATCATCTTACCTAATGGTTTATTTTCTTTTATTGATAGTTCTTTTAGGGCTCTAAAATATTCACCCTTCATTATTATTGACTTGTAGTCATAATCATAATCCTTTCCTAATCTTTTAATTTTCATAATTACATAAAACTATATTTCACTTTTGGCTTATAGGTCATTTCCGTAATCAAATACCTTGCGGCGTCTAATAAGTGGTCTCTACCTGTTGTCTTACTGGTGATGTTTCCTGACCTGTCCTTGAACCATTTGTAGTTCTTTAGTTCTTCAATCAAGTTAGTTGATGATGCGTCAATCTGTAGTTTATACTTTTTCATTTCGGTTATACCATACAGGACTGAACCTGCTTCCTTCTTTACCCCCCTTGTTCTTGAATAACCACCCTTCTTCAGTTCGTCAATCATACGGGGCTCACTACTATCGGCGATGACCTCAAAGGTCTTCTGTAATCCACCTTCACGCATCTTGAATAATATATCATCACTAGACAATCCCTTTTCATAGAATACTTCCTTCAGGTAGATTACATTATCAGGTTCGTTGATAAGTCCCCATACACACGCACATTCGTCATTAGAATAACCCCAGTCAATTCCTACACCTAACATCTTGGAATATCTTGGTGCTTCTTTAACCACTTCCCAGTTGATAAAGATTGTTTCACGGGGTTTAATCTTTTTACCCAACGCATAAACTTCATACATTTCAGGGTCTATGTCTTTCAACCCTTCAATAGATTTTACAATTCGGTCATCTAAAAAGGGGTTCTGTTTGTAGGTTGAAATGATTAGTTGGTTTTCAGGTCTTTCTTCCAATTCATAAACGAACCAATCTTCACTAGCCGATGGGTTGTAATCTGCGATGATGAACCTACTGGTTCTAATGTCTAACTGAATAAACGCATCTTGACTGACTGATGTAATTTCGTTGATGAATACGATGTCTTGTTTCATACCACGCAACTTACCACTACCATCATCTGCTCCCAAGAACCTAACCATACTACCATTATCAAACCTGTAGATGACTTCACTTTTGTTGAACTGCTCGGGGTTGTATAATCCCATTTGGTTCATTACTTCCTGAAAGTCCAATAGAACAGAATTACGGATTGCTACAAGTGTGTCCCTAACTATCGTAATTGTGGTATTAGGGTTCTGTAGAATGTATAAAATCAAGTAGGATATGGTTTGATATGTCTTACCGCTTCTTGATGAGCCACGAAGGAATATATGTCTTTTACCTTCCTTGACTGCCTTGTCTATATCCAAGTATAATGTTGATACTTTTACTTCCATACGAAAAATGGGATAATCCCCCAGAATACTATAAATATAGTTTATGTTGTAAAAAGATGTATAACAAAAAAACCCTAACCTTTTCGGGTTAGGGTTTCAACAATATAGGACAATCACAATTACTTCTTGGGAAGTCCTTTATTATCTATATGGTCTTGGATTGTTTCTAATCTTTTACCTAATTCGGCGGTGTATCCGTTTTCTACATAATCTACAAGGACTACGGACATTCCCACTAGTTCCTTCATAGTTAAACACTTCCCACAGGAAGTAGCCCAATCAAGAACCAACTTCATACTTGATTGTGATGCGATTTGTCTGTCTTTATTCTGTGCCATAATTTTAATATCTGTCTGCTAAATGTTCTTCATAAGCCGCTCTTTCAGCTTCTTCCTGTCTTTCCCTGTATTTTTCGTATTGGTAGTCATCATCTTCTGCCAAGTCGTTATACATTTCCATTACCCAATCTTGAATTGTCTTTTCCATATCTATTATCTTTTAATTAAGATGTCCGCTCTTTTTTGTGCTAATGACCTGAAAATATCTTTAAGTTGTGATTTGTGATATGATTTTCTTTCTTTTTCAGGTTCATTACCAAACATTATGGTTTTGGTAATATCTACAACAAACCTACCTTTTTTGATTTCAACACATCTGTAAGTTTTTCCACTAACTTTAATATTATCACCATCTAATAATTCTGTGATAATTTCTTCTGTAATAGCTTCAACCAATTCATTTGTCTTGCGGTGTCTATCAATCATATTTTCATTTATGATGTCTAATTGAATATCCATCACTTCGTTTTGGAACTTCAACAACACACCATAGATTAGGAATTGAATGTGTGATGTTGGTGTATCGTAGATTGCTGGTAAGTCAAGACGCAAATTACCACCACTAATACTTAAACAGATACGACTATTTATATTGAACCCTGTGTCTTCACTAATGTAAATGTCCGTGTTGTTAGGATATTTCGGTTGTAGTTTCAATCCTTCATCTTCAAGAGCGACACGGATTTTATCCATAAGGTCTTCTTTTTGTTGTGTGATTGAAGAACGAAGTTTGTTTGACTTTTCGTTGTTGTTTTTGATTTCTGTAATCAAGTTGCTAATTGTGAAGTTTTCCATAGTGTTTATATTTCTTATTCGTTTGTCTTACAAAATTAGGTATTTCTTTTTATACTGCCAAATCTTTTTTTATTTTTTTTTACCCGTGTTCCATATCAACCAAAAAGTCCAAAGGTTTCAATAATGGAACTACTTTGATTTCATCACCAATCCTAACATCAATTTCACCTACACGGGTGTAATGACTGGTAATATCACCCCAACCGCAGAAGTGGTTGTATCTTTCACAAAAATCTTTCTTTTCTGTAATCCAAGCCTTTTGTAGTTCAACCCATTTAGTCATAGTGAATACCAAACAAGCCTCAATTTCTTCACCATCTTTTTCTAATAGGTCAGTTGGTAATACATAAATGTTTTTTCCTGCTGCCCCGATGATTTCCAAGTTGTCGTAAAAATAAGTGATTGTGTTTTCCATAGTGATACAAAATTACGGATAAGTTTTGATACTGCCAAACTATTTTTGATAATATTTGATACTACCCATTTGTCTTTCTAATTGGATAGACCATTCTATCGCTTGAAGGATTACAGATATTCTATACTTCCTTCTATTGTGATTTGATTTTCGTTGTCTTGGGATTTTCATACATTTACCTTTTTAATAAACTTATAGTGTTCTTCCTTGAATACTTCATAATCAGGTTCAGTTGTGAATACCCTTGATGTCTCTTGGAATACTTCATCACCTATGTAGTGTAATACTATGAATAACCTACCTTGCGTCGTTTCTACGGGACTTATTTGTGATGAATACTGATTACCCCTAACTATTGTAATTGTCTTCGTATAACTCTTCATTTGGTCTTTCATAACAAATGACCTTTTTTCATCGTTCCATTTCTTTCCACTACGGATTTGATTTATCATTTCACGGGATACACCATACATTTCTGCGATGTCCCCATCACACAACATCGTTGTTGCGAATAGTCGTTTGATTTCCTGAACCTTCTGTTCGTCCAATTTACTAGCACCTATCATACTTCTTCCTTCCTTTCTATTGGGGGTTTTTCATCTTTACAATCACAATCGTTTAATCCGTAATCAATATCTTCAACCCACTTATTTAATTCAATTAGGTTATGTTGAATATCACCACTTCTTAAATTACCATACATTTCCCTTCCAACCTTTTTGGTTATTTCATTTCCGTTATAGGAAACTTTAATATTCACACCATCTTTTACATAACGGATTTCATAAATAAACTCACCCCAAATGTAATGGTTCATCAATTTCTTATCACTTAAAGGAATATCCCAAAATAACACATCAGGACTAGTCATACCTTCTTCGTTGATTTGATTGATGAATGGTGTTTTCTTATCACCAAAGATAGTGGCGAACTTACCATCATTTACAATACTATTGATTGTTTGATAAAACCCTTGTTTAGAAAAATCCTTTCTTAAAGAATATAATACAGGTCGTAATACTGATGTATCATTCACACCACCATCGTATTTAACCCACGAACCCATTACGAACTTTCCGTTGTCGTAAATCTTGAAAATTGCCTTTGTTCCCATATCTATAAATATATTAAATGTTTTTATATTACAAAGAAAT